ATCGGCAACGATACCTTATTATTGGTGCTGAAAGTTCCGCCATGGCCAAACTGCCACCAAACGACCTGGTTTCCCTGCTGCTGGCCATCGGCCTCATCCTTATCCTGTCGCGTGTCGCCTCGGAGGTGTAGCGCGCCGCAAGGTTTGGGACCATTTATCGAAAGGTTTGGGACCACTTTTGCAACAAAAAAAAGGCCTCCTCTGGCTCGTGAGAGGAGGCCTTTTTTTGACCTTTGAGGGGCCCCATTAAATGAGGCTTAAAAACAAATGTTTTAAGTTATTTTGGGACCTCAACGACGAACGGTTCAACGACGACAGGATCAACAGTTTTGGGAGTGATCGATGAGACTGTGTCAGAACCTGTTGCGTGGGATTCGTTTCTTATAAATGAATCTGTAACAGTTGCGTTGTCACCGATAGTGGTATTTCCGGCGGCAGCTATGCCAGCCTTGGCAACGGAATTAACCGCCCAGATGGCCGCACCAAGGGGGGCTTGTTTGACACCCTCCAGGACAACCCCTTCCCACGTTAGCGGCGGCGCCTCTTTGTACTCGTCCGGCCGTATTTGGCTGATGCTCATCATTGCAAGGGCTTGTTTAAAGGCAGCCGCTTCGGAAGTCTGCGCCGGTTGAGCGGCTATACTCCTGATTGCTTCAGATTGTGCAGCGATCCGTTGTGTGTCTGATTCTTTAAATGCAATTCTGGCCCCGGTATGGCTTTCGTAATTGCCTTTTCCCATGAGACCGCACCCGGACATTGCAAGAAGCAAACACAAAACCATTATATTTTTCATTTATCCTCCAAGAGCGAATAGGTTTCACGGGCAATAGCCACAGCCTTGGTGGGGATATCTTCGTAGCCAAGGCGGTCCTGGGCGGCCAGACCGGTGAGAGCTGCTCCGGCGAGCGCAAGAAGAGATGCTTCCTTGCTCGGTGTCGCTTCGGCGGCAGCTATCAGCGCGGTTTCTCCTTTGGCCCGCACGTAGTCCATGCACATTTTATCAAAGGATTTTTTGTCAATAAATATTGCCGCCTCCGCCGGCATCGCCTTCAAATTAACCGGCCTTGAGCTGGTTTGTGTTACAGCGAGAGTCAGACCGTTCACTTCGTCGATTATGGATATAAATCCCTTGTCATTCCAGAGTATCTTTTTCATTTTTTTTTTATTCCCCCATTAAATAACTTGTTTCACAGATACTCTCTGCGTAAAATCCTATCGTACTCAGATTGCGTTAGAGCACCGATTGCAAGCAAGTATTGCATCCCAACCTGCGGTCCCCATTCTAAATCGTCGAAATCAATAACGGATGCACGATCAATTTTTTTCACGAGCAATTCACATACCGGGTCAGTCTTGGCAAGTGTCAGAAGCTGCACCATGTTTGCATCTCCAACGAGTTGCATGAAAGCCAATCCAGACATTTGCGTTGGTGGCTCTTGCGAAACCACTTCTGCCCTGACCAATTCTCGAATTGTTGCCCCACTCGTGAGAGTCGTTATTTTATACTCCTCACTATTTATGGTTTCAAAAGTCACGCTCATTAATGCACCTCATAATTTACGATGGCAGATACTTTATCTGTTTCTGTTATTGAAGATGATACTTCAACAGAGAAGGAACTGTTAAAGTATACAGGAGAAGCAGGTTTTGCGTAATCGACACTGCCATTAAAATACCCACCTGCACCTACAGCATATATTCCATAGCTATCACTCCCAAATGCTGATGATACAGATTGGAATACAATTACTCCGTCAATTGTTAATTTTATGCCAACAAGCCGACTGGTCGTGTCTTCTCTATTAACTCCGGCAAAAGTAATGCAACCACTCCCTGTAACAGATAAAACAGATTTGTAAGTGTTTGCTGTCAACGCACCAGAGAGAAACTTTTTCCCTGATGAATCAATAATAAAGACAGACGGGGTTGATCCTATTGAAAAGGCATTGATAATCTGTATTGGAGGAGATCCCCTGAAAACAAAATCTGTTAATTTACTCATTTAATTATCCTCCAACCGATAGTCGAATCGACATAAATAAGCGTTATAAAGGAGTCTATGTTGAGCACAAGATCCTCCTCAAGCCTCATTATTTTTTTACCATTACGGCCCAATGTGCAGTTATTCGTTGCGAACGTCCCGGCATAATCACCTACGTGTACCATTTGACCGGAAACTGGATTTGCCGGCAGTGTCCCGGTGATTGCCCCTGACGTGGTGTCGACCATGTAAACGATATCGACGGCAATCTGGAAGTTTGCTGTCTTGATGTTTGCGGTCGGCGATGAGATAGTCAATTTAAACCAGTTGCCGGTCGTCGATCCTATGGGGTTATCTCCGACGACTCCAGAGCCAACACAACGATATGTCCCGCCGTCCGTGCAGACGACACATGTCGGGAAAGAATAGCTCGTTGAGCCGCTGTATGTGGTAGCGTTCGCCGCTGCCAGGGCAAGAGTTGCGGCTGATGCAGCATCCGACAAACTATCAAGAGCACTCGCGGCACTCGCGGCGGCGTCGGCGGCATCGTCTGCCACATCACTGGCCAGGCTGTTTGCCTCTCCGGCAAAGGTGTTGATATACCCGCCAAGAGCGGCGATATACGTCAGCATTGCGGCAATATTCGTGTTAAACGTGGCCGCCGCCTGAGTGCGTAATGGGACGGTCCCGGTGTATGTGGTAATGGGGTTTATTGTCATCAGGCTATTTCCTCAACTTGGATGGAACATGAAGAGCGAGTGGGCCCGCTCAGAACAACGGCAAAATCCGTCATAAGTCCAAAAAGTATAGTTTCTGGGTTATTTTCATGGCCGACAAAGACAGCGGGCGCGGCGCTTATCGTCGCCAGGGATTTGGCCAGTGCGTTTATCTTTGGTGTTTCGATGATGCAATCATAACTGCAGGTCCGATGGTATGGCCGGGGGTCAATCGTCGCGATACCGAAATCATCAAATTCTTTCACGGAATAATCATTGATATCGATTTTCGAGCCGTAAAGCAGGACGCCGACCGGCAAAATCTTTCCAACCACCATTTCCCCTATCCTCGCTGTTTCTCCCGTGTTTGTGGCGACAACCGTTATGGTAGCAGATGGATAAGCTGGGAGATCGGTTAAAACAACATCGCCGGTGGTTGTTGGTGGGGCAAAAAACCATTCGTAAAAATCAATTATGCCGGACAAATCCATCAAAGATGCGGAATAACTATATACCACGCCCTCAACAGGATCAGTAACCGTGACGCTGATCGTATCGGCATCAAGATTGAGCAGGGCGAGCGAATTGAACAGTTCGCCTGGTGTGACGGTTACGGTAATGTCTGTTGCACGGTAGGTCTGCGCCCGGCTGCGGTTGCTGAACATGGCCCAGCGGTTACATGGCCCGAGATCAAGCCAGTAGGATTTATAGCGGCCGTCGGTTGATGGAGAGGCAACCATTTTTTCCCGCCTGGTGACTGAATATGTGGCCGGTGGCTGATTGGTCGATGTTACATAGTCTTCGATTGGCGGCAACAACTGGTATTCATGGAGAGAGCCGTCGGCATGTGGCGATACCACGTACGCTGATGGAGAGTAGGTTGTGCCCATGGTCCATGTAGTATAGGACGACGCGGCAACATTGGTTGCTGTCAGTTTGGCGACTGTAATCTTTATGGGGATTATCGCAAACATTATGCCCTCGCCCCCAAGCCTTCGCGGTCAAATTTAGTGAGCATTTTAGCGGTCGCCTGCGTATGTTTGGCTATGGTAAAGAGAGCACTGTTTAAAGTATCCAGAGCGTCTTTGACATCTGTTGAGCTGACTGTCGCCCCGCCGAATTGTCCATTACGAATAGAAGCTGAGAGTATCTTCATCGTGTCGGCGTCGAGAACGCCTTCGCCGAGCTTGAGCGCTCCCCATCCGTCATCACCACGGGGAATGATAAGCCGGTTGACTATGCCACCTCTTGCCCAATTACTAGGATCTGGATCGCCTTCGCCAAAACCGACATCACCTTCGTTACTTTCCTCGCCATCCTCGCCATCGTCATCCATGAACCCATCAAACATATCGCCGATAGCATCGGCGATATCGCCGATCATGCCGCCGATAGCATCAGCAAATCCACCGAGAGTTCCGGCACTCTCAAATCCCGTGCTGGCAAGTTCTTTTTGCATAAATGCTGCTTGTTCATGGGTCAAAGAACCATTTTCAACCATGTCCCGAATGCTTTCAAACGACCTGTCGTTAAGGGCATCGCCCAACAAATCACCTACCCAGCTACCAAGGAGTCCACCGAGTGCCCCTATTGCTCCAATAGCCATACCAGGCAAACCAAGCCCGGCAAGTCCAATCATGGTAAGTCCCTTACCAGCAGCAGAACCAAAACTTCCATAAGCTGACGGTTCTGGCGAATATGCAGACACCGCCGTATCAACCAGTGAAGATCCCATTATACCCACCATGTTTTGTGGACTTACTACCCCAGAAACCACATCATTAATGTCCACCTGCCCGGTGAGTGCTCCGATGATACCGGCAATCGATTGTCCCTGGATCTTCCCACCCATACTTGCAGCAACAGCGCCGTTGTTTTCTTCTCCCCATCCATAAGCGTCATAGTTCTCCGTCGCATCAAGCAATCCGCCCCAGTTATCGGGGCCGTTGTTGCCCATATTTGAGCGGATATCCTCGGCAACCCATGCCGGAATAACCATTTCCCCTTTCTGCAGGATAGATGGAACCTCATCGTCTTTCAGGCTCCAGATACCAGCATGGTAAATATCCCAACCCTCGAACATATTGCCGATAGCAGACACCGACCAGTTGATAGCCATCTCGGCAACGACATCGCCCATTTTCATGAGCATGGAATCCCAGAGAGCGCCCCATGCCCCTTCAATGCCGCCGAACTCTTCTACAAATGCCTTGCCGAGTTCGGTTTTTATGGTCTTGCTGGTTTCCGCCCATGCTTCTTCAAGTGCTGTGAGTTCGATAAAATGCTCTTGATTGGCTAGGGTCAATTCGTGCAGATGATTGGCTACAGTATCGCGTTCTTGTAGTTTGGCGGCAAGGCTGCGCTCCTGATCCTTACGGACGATTTCTTCTTCATTGAGCCTGTGCCATTCGGCAACCTCAGTTTGCAACGCCTTATCATCACCGGCTTCTTTCAGTTTGGCCTGGTATTTTGCTTCAAGGCGAGCCAGTTCGTTCGCAAGCTGAGTGTTTCCGGTGTTTTCAAAGAAGACTGCCATCTCTTCGCGGAGGGCAGTTTGTTTGGTGGTATCCTCGGCAAATTTTGCGGTCTTGATATCCTCCAAAGCAACGAAGGTGTCTTTCATTCCTTCAAGCCGTTTTTGTTCGTCGGCGGAATACATATTGCCGAACCGCCGAGCCTCGTCGAGCTTGACCTTGTAATAGGCTGTTATCTTGTCCTGTGTTGCCTTGCTAGCTCCCTCCATCTTGCGCATTTCGGCGATTTCATCGGCCAGCTTTTGGATGGAATAGTCGTAGCGTGATAGGGTAGCCTTGTTGAGTTCGTCGGTGAGTTTTGCCTCAAGCTGGGCTATCTCTTCGACGTGTTTTTTATGTGCTTCGGCCTGCTTTTTCAGGCTGTCTTCTTTCTCTTTTGCCGCTTTTTCTTCACGTTCGGTCTTTTCTTTATAGATTTTATCTTCGGCGGCGCTGATCTCTTTGGCGTTGTTTTTCTGCAGTGTGCCGTAAACTTCCCAGGCATCTTTGACCCTGGTGAGGCCTTGCTCAGTCGTCGTCAGCGATTCCTTGGCGGCCTGCCCGGCCTTCTGCCAGCTGTCGACATACCCGGTTTTGATGACTGCCGCTAAATTCTCAGTGACTTCCTGCTGGAGTTCCAGTGCGGCGATCTGCTCGTTTATGGTGGCGACTTCCCGGCGCATGGCCGCCTCACCCTCGGCGGTTATATGCCATGAGGAGGAAACCTCGTTGCGCTTGGCGATAAGATCGGCAATCTGATCCTTGATGAAGGCCGTACCATTACCAACCTCCTGCTGCCAGGCCTTCATCTCCTCTTTGCTGGCACTCAGCCAGTCAAAGATGGTTTTGTCGGAGGAGGCGGCGACGATGGCCAGGCCCTGCACCGATCTGATGATATTGCCGACGCCTTCAACAGCCATGGCCGAGCCCTGCATAATGCCGGTGAACAGGCCAAGGATAGCTGTCTTATTTTGTTCCACCTGGGCGGTGAGATCTTGAATGCCTTTGACGATGCCGCCGGTCGAGTCGCTCGCTTTATCGGCTTCGTGGACATAGGTCTGTATGACCGTCCCGAGATCGGTCCAGGCCTGGCCGATGGTGGTTTTCATCTGGGAGAATTCGCGCTGTATGGCCTCTTTCTGCGAAAGCAAAGCACGGGTAACAACCTCTGATGTGAGTTGCCCGGTATTGGCCATCTCGCGCAACTGGCCAATATTGACCCCTAGCCCATCGGCCATGGCCTTGGCCAGGCGTGGGGTCTGTTCCATGACCGAGTTGAATTCCTCGCCGCGGAGCACTCCTGACCCAAGGCCCTGGCTCAATTGCTGCAGCGCCGCCGCCGATTCGGTGGCGGAAGAGCCGGAGACGATCAGCGCTTGGTTGATGGTCTCGGTTACCTGCAGGGTGGAGGCCTGGGAGAAGCCCAGGGCCTCGGTGGCCCTGGCCATTCTGGTATAGAGGTCAATGGTATCTTTCTGGCTGATATGGGTGCGCAGACTGATATCGTAGAGGGATTTTTGTACGGTGTTAAGATTTTCGCTGCTGGTTGTTACCAGCTTGAGGCGTGATTCAAGCTGGGTATAGGTGTCCATGACATCGATCACCTGCTTGCCGAGTGCCCCCAGGGCAATGGCGCCGATGGTATTACGCAGGGAACCGAAGGCCTGGTCCATGCCGGAGGCGGCTTTTTTGCCCTTGTCGCCTGCGTCGGTCAGCTCGCTGCCCAGTTTTTTAATCTGGATGGAGCCTTTATCATCGACGTCGATGCGGATATTGAGGGTGCTTGTGTTCATTTTTTCGTCATCAGCGGACAGGTTTGATGGGGCTTCAATGCCTCTTTTATACGGCCTAGATCAATCCATTCTTCAAGGGTCAGATCATTTTTTTCAAACGGGAAGCCGCCGCGCTGCAGCTCGAACAGGTTGAGCAGTTTGCAGGTGTAGGGGTGCAGCGAGTCCGGTTGCTTCTTTGGGCATTGTTTACAGGTCCATGCTAAATTTTCCTTGCCGACCTCATCAAGGCATGCCGATTGTTCGGCGCTGGTGCATAAGCCCCTCCGGATCGCGGCAAGGTCGGCGGCTACTTTCCCTCAATGTCCTCTGGCACCGATACCGGCCTTTCAATAAACAGCTTGATGCCGAGAGGCGTCACCAGATCCATGGCGTTGTCACGCAGCCATTGCCGCCATTCCGGATAATAGTTTGCATCTTCCTGCCGCCAGGAGAATGCGACATAACTGCCATCGTCCAGCCTCCGCTCAAAATCGCCAAGACGGAAGCCGATAATCATATCGAAGGCAAAGTCCTGCATAATCTCGTCGGCATTGTCGGCGACGATAACTCCGGCAGAGCCCCGGCTGATAACCTTGTTTTTATACTGCAGCCGTTCCTCTGTGGTCGGTAACCGATAGTACCAGCCGATCGGGGTGTTGCTGATCGGGTCCTTTATCAACAGCGTGTTGAAATCTGAATTTCTGCGTGGCATAGAATCACTTTTTTATGGATGTTTTACCTGGGCGCAATTGCGCCCAAGGGTCCCTTACTGGGCGTATCCTGTCTGCAGATTTTTTACCCGGCAGATCACCGAGCCGTAGGTAGAATCCTCCAGGACCTGGATATTGCCGGTTTCGCCCATGACCTTGCCGTCAACCTTCGGATCAGCGGCGAGCAGGGCCAGTTTCGGGAAGATGATTTCCACCTGATATTTATGCGGATCATCATAGAGTGCCCCCTCTGCCAGGAGTCGCAGGCCGAATTGACTGTTGTCGATGGTATGGCGCTGGAAGATGGTTTCCCGCATCTTGCGGTCGATGGTAATGGATTGCTCACGGCCCTCACGGTAGGCACCGGAGGCATAGGCGCCGTCTGATCCGGGGAAAAACTCGATCGCCAGCTTGTTGGAAAACTTCCACTCGATACTGCCGATCTCAGACGACAGGGTTCGGCCACCGCTAAAGGTGGTACCGTTCCAGGTGCCGCCCATATTGACCTGCAGCTGCGAGACGCGCAGCGGGGTTTCCTGCACCTTGGCCGGGAAGGTAAAGGCTGCAGCCTCGGTCGGGGTGTAGAGGATCTTGTAGTTGACGGCGGTGGCCGTTCCGGCCGGGGCGGTGATGGTGATGACGGCTGGAGTCGCCGAAGAAACTGCCGAATATGCCACCTCGGTCCAAACGCCTGCAGTCAGTTCAACCCGTATCCTCTGGACGTTATCCAGGCGGTCCTGGGCGGTCGAGCCCTGAACGCCGTTTGCCGCCAGGGTCAGACTGGTGATATTGCCGGCTGCCGAGACGGTTTCTTCGGTGACGTTGTCGACATAGGCGCCGGTGCCTTTGATATCGGCGGAGAGGGCAACGAAATCATCCTTTTTAAAGCTGGCGGTAAAGCCGTCGACAAACATCGACAGGAAGCGGCGTTTGAGGATGGTCTTGCCATAGCGCTGCATGGCGGAAAAGGAGGGCACGGATCGGTCAAGATCGATGTCGCCGGCAATTGGCGTAATGGTATGCTGATAGCCGCTACCGGCGGCAGCCGGTGTCGAGACCCCGAGGGCATAAGCAAGGACAAAGGCAAAGTGCTGCGGCTGGGCTTTGGGGAACTTAAAGGCCGCCTGGGAGGTGGCGCCGTTGTCATAGATATAGTCCGGTTCTTCCAGGCCGGTGGCCTCGTCGGAGTTGTTTTGTCGGCGCATGCTGAGGGCGATGATATCGTCGAGACCGACGGCAAGCGACAGATCAAAGGTCTGTTCGGTATTGATGGCCGTCTCGCGGTTTCCGGCGGAGACGGCAAGCAGGTTATGATTGGCACGGGTACTAAGCATTATTCACCTCCGGTGATTTACTTTTTTTGGCGACAACCGGCTCGGCTACCGGCGCAAACCTGGCGGCCTCTCCTGGGGGGATGTCGGTGTAGGTTACGCCCGGCAGGTATTCGCGGTTTTCGTAGGGCCCATCGACCACGCGAAACCGTTCCTGCCCGGTCTTTAATCTGAATTCAGCCATTGTATTCTCCTTTTTTAGACGCTCGACCGTTCCAGGGTGTAAATCATGGTGCGGCTCAGCTTGACTATCCATTGATTGTTTTCGGCCCTGAATAATTCACTCGGGCGATCCGGCCCGATCTCCACCCGCTGCACGTCCGTCAGACTGAGGTGGTTATTCCGCAAAAGTCCGGCGGCATCATCGAGCAGCTGAAAAACGCCGTCCGTACCGCACAGACAGGCCGAGCCGTCACCGGTCATCTTGACAAAACCGACCAGCTCCACCCGTGCCTTCAGCTCCAGCACCTCCCCGGCCAGCTCCTGCCGGATGGTACCCGCATCCTTTATGCCGATGCAGGGTTGCCGGGTACCGGTCGGCATATAGTTGGCATGCGGGGTGAGATAGCAGTCACTGCGGCGCTCAAGTTGCGACATGGTCTGCAAAGTGGTCTGGATGGCCGGCAACAGGGTTTTCATCCTATAAGTCCCTCATGGTATCCCGGGTAAAAAGCCGTTCCGGACCGGAGACCTCGGCACTGCTGTCTTCTGTCACCGACTCGGAAATGGGCAGTGACTGTTTGCCGCTGCTGATCCGCTCAAGGGTTTTGATTGCCGCCTGGTAGCGCTCCTTACGGTTTTCCGGCACCCCCGAGTCATCAAGGGAGTAGATATTCCATATGGCGATATCGACCGCCAGACTGACAAGGAGCGGTTGCGTCTCGGCCAGCGGCAGGGAATAACGCACTGCCAGGTAGCTGTCGATCTCGACATCGGCTGTTTCAAGGGCGGCGGTGATCGTCGCGGTATCGACATTGCCGGTATCGTTTTCGTCGGTCAAGCGCACCAGTTCACTTTGGGTAATGCGCAGGTTCAGGTCGGCGGTTGTGGCGTAGCCCATGGTTATTTACCTTTTTTTTCGGCCTTCTTGCCGACCGCAATTGCGGTCGTTTTGTCGCCAACTGGCAACATTTCATCGCCCACACTTTTGTCTACAATTGTGGACATTTCACTTTCAGGCGTCTCCATCTGGTGGGCGTCCACGACATGGTTTATTACAAGCATCGGCTCGGCCCGCAACTGGGCCAGCTCAACGCCAGTGAAGGCCGTGTCCGGGTACTCGGCCGGCCTGGCGGGATGGGCAATGCCACAACGTCTGAAGCCGTCTTTTTTGCTGGTGATGATAAGCATGATGACTTTCCTTTTTTTTATTTTTCATACTCGCCGGGCACTCCGACCCGGCGAGTCACAGTTTTAAGCCCTCAGCCTTATGCGCCGGTTGAACCATAGCTCAACTGCCACAGGCCATAACCGCCGGCCGCCCTGGCCTCGGCACCGAACTTGAACTTCTTGCGCATAAAGACATCATCGGCCTGCGGGTCGATCTGCTGGACAAAGACCGGCTTTTTCCGCTCCTGATAGACAAAGGGCTTAAGCGGCCGGCTGGTGACATGGAGAAACCAGGCGGTGGAGCTGGTCAGCCGCGGATTGACAAGGACCGTTGCCGTGCCCTTATAGGGGTTGGGGCTCTGGTCGGTGAGCTTATCGTTTTCACAGATCAGCCGGGCGGTGGCCTCAAGGGCCGGCGGCACCTCAAGTACATCGGGAATGAGCGCCAGGGGCCGACCTTCATCGTCGGTGAGGGTCATGATCGCCGTGCGGCCGGTGCCGTAGCTGGCGGCTGCCGCGGCCGTGGTCGCCGCCGACAGGGCGGCAGTGCCCTTGTTGCTGACGCTGGCGCCGTTGACCACATGGTCGGTATCGTAAAAATATTGACCGTCATAGCACAGGCCGGTAAAGGCACCGTTTTTCAGATCGGCGTCGATTTCGTCCGGCAGCTGCTTGGCGGAGAAGCCGGCCTCCTGCGCCTGCAGGCCATACATGCCAATGGTATCATCCTCAACATCGTTGCGGTCGACCTCGACGGTTGCTTCCCAGTCATCGTTGACGATGCTGTACTTGAAGGCCGACAGCGCCTTGATGGTCTTTTCATCGAGCCACTTGCGCATCTTCGGGAAGCGGCTCAGCCAGGAATAATCGTTTTGCTTCGCGCCGCTCGGGATCAGCATGGTAGTTCGCTGCCACAGTGAGGGGGCTTCGTCGAAGGCCTTGTTAAAGGTAGTCTTCAGATTGATGAAGATATTGGCGAGATTTGCCAAATTAACTATCATGGGGGTTTCTCCTTATTGAAAATGCTCGTGTCTCGGTGGACAGTTTTTTACGCGGCGAACATGATGCCGGCAGCTTTCAGTTTGGTGAGCAGGGCGTTGAAGTCGGTTTTTATCGTTGCCACATCGGCGGCAGTCGAAGCGGCCTGGGTGGCTACCTGGTGGAAGACGGCCGGGATCTGCACCCAGACGCCATCGGAAACCACCTCAACACAGAGCCCGGCAACAATGCCGTTGGTCCCGGCGGCATCCGCGACGGTTTCATCATCCTCGACAAAGACCCTGGTTCCGGCATCGGCCACATCCACGGCGTTCGTTGCCGAGTTTTTCAGCTTGAACAGCTGCCCGGTATAAACATTGACGCGCAGATCGCCCGCCGAGCCGCTGGAGTTATCGATCGTCTGATCGGCGACACCGACCACACGGATACCGGCGCTGTCCGCCGCCTCTATGGCATAGCCCGAGGTATTGAGGGCAATCATCTTGCCGCCCTCAATGGTAGTCGAGGCAGCAACCGGCAGGGATATGAGCAGGCCGGGTTTTCGTTCGGTCATTCTATCTGACATGGTATTCTCCTTCTTTGTCCCCAATTGGAGACAGTGCGATTATTTGCCGTATTTGGCGATATCCTCAGCCGAGTTACCGAACATGGCGGCAATCTGCTGCTGCTCGGCGTTTAAGGCCTTGGCCTGATCTTCATGCCCTTTGTCGCCAAGCCCCGAGTTGTCACCGATGACCGGTGCCGCGGCGACGAAGCCTTCAAAGAGGGCGAGGCCTCCCTCCTGCCGACACTGGGCGCGATGGTAATCGACTGTTGCCGGAGTAATTTTACCGGCCTTTAAAGCCGCAGCAATGGCACTGTTAATTGCCGTTTCCAGCTGCTCCTTGCGCAGTCCGTTGATGGCCTGCTCGGCATTGGTCGCCCTGGCCAGAGCGGTGTCGTAATCGGCACGCGGTACAAATTTTTCCAGGCTGGGGGCCTCCGCCCGGTTGGCGGCTTTTTCGACAGACCCCTTCAATTCTTTGATTTTTGCCAGGGCATCTTCCTCCGTGGCGGTCTCGCCCAGCCCCAGGGCTGCCAGTATTTTTTTCAAATCCATCTTTTCCTCCTTGTTGGTGGGGATAGTCCCCGCTTGTTGGCTGTTGAGCGCCGGAAGCCTGAGGTTCGGCTGATTGGTCAGCCCAACCGAGATGACCCCGGCGATAGTGCCGCTTGACGGCTCGTACACAATGACCGGGCTGAGGTAGCGGTAGGCCCGCCCTTCAACCTGGGTTTTGCCTTCGCTGTTCCATTCCACCCGGCCCCAGATCTCACCGGCCTCGACCAGCAATTCTCTGACCCAGCCGACCGCCGGGGCCGGTTCGCCTTTCGGCGCCTTGATTTCCGAACTGTGTTCGATATCCACAGGCAGATCGCGGCCCAACTTTTGAAAATTGAGGACTATGGAGGACGGTTTGCTATTGTTCCAGGCTCGGCCGTCGCGGCCGATCACCAGGCCCGCCGGGATGAGCTTTACCCATTCCGGGGCCTGGCCTGGTGTCCCGGTAATCTCCATGGTGTTAAGTGCAATCTTGTTCATATCGTCCCCCATTCGTCGGCAGCGTTCTTGTCATCCCAAAACAATGGCCCGGCAAAATCGCGGACGGCGGAATAATAGTGCATCGCCCGCTGCCGCCGCAGCCAGCGCAGCAAGAGGCCGGACTGCGCGTCGATGATGCGCAGCATATTGTTGAGAAAGACCCTGTCAGCCTCTTCCTTGTCGGCGATGGTTTTACCGGCTTTATACATCCAGTCGTGGATATCACAGGCTTCCTCTATCGACAGTCCATAGAGGGTGTCGGGAATAAGCCAGCCACCAAGGCCCTTTGGCCCGCAACCGTTGCAGACCTCATCTTTATTTGTGGCAAACCAATATTCGGCCGGTGCAAAGAGTTTCATATTCATTTCCCCATGAGGATATATTCGTTCAGCTGTTCTTTGATCTCCGGCCAGTCTTCATCCTGCACCAGGAGAAAGGGCCGGGCCGGAATGGTTACCTTTTGGCCGCGTCCGGCCTGGCCGCCGAACTGGTGGATGGCGGCATAGACCTTGTCGGTACCGATCAGGACATGGTCGGCAGCCGGCTCGGCATGGATCGAGCCGAGGAGTCCGCCGCCGAAGCCCTTGGTAACCAGGATACTGCCGCCTTTCTTTGTCGCCAGGGTGGCAGGGGCCAGCTGTTGCCAACCGCTTGGCCGTCCGCCCTCCATAAAGTTTTTTTGCACCGAGGCCGTCACCGTTTGGCCGATGATCTGCATGGCCGGCAGCAGGTTGCCGCAGCGGGCGGCGATGATATCCAGCTCATCGGCTACCTTTTCGGCGTTTGTGGTGATGGTGATGGTTGTGCCTGCCACTTGTTTTCCTTGGCTTCTTTGTTTATACTGCTGATACGGTTATGGTGATTTGAGCTGCGGATTATTGCCATACAGTGAGGGGGAGGCCGCAGTATCCCCCTCAGTCCTTTTGTCCCTGGCTGTAAACCAGCTGCCCGGCTCGTTGCTTATTCAAGTACGGTCCTTTCCCGACCGGCAACATTGTCCATGCCTCAAACATTCCGTCTTTTGCATCTGCCACCACCAACACCGCCTTTTCTTTCCCAAGACCAACAGTCTTGATTATCCGTTGTCGCAAAACCACCTTGCCCGTTCCCTTATGTTGTTCAAAGCGCAGCCACACCTCTTGTGGATCTTCCAGTACCTCCGGCAGCAATGGCAAAAAAGGTGTGCGAGAACTGTCTATATGCTGGCCGAGTGTCTCAGCATTGACCAGCAGGTCATAGCGGAAATCCGGCGTCGCGAAGCTGAATATTTTTTCCTGCCCGCCAAGGGTGGCAACCAGAGCGGCAACTGTCTCTTCCGTTGACTTCAGTTCCGGGCCGAGCTTTGCCGCTGCCGCTGCCGGCAAGAGTTTTTCTGCCAGGCCTGCCGTTTGCCAGTTGCCCGGTGTCAGCGATGCCCAGGCATCGGCAGCCATGGACTTATATTCCGCCATGGCAGTGTCGGAGAGCTTTTTGCCCCAAGCCGCCTGACCGGGGTTATAATCCCAGCCGGGATCGATGCCCATTGGTACCTGGCTGACCTCGCCGGTTCGCTTATTGACATAGTCATAACTGCCGTCATCCGGTGTCTCCGTGTTCAGTGTGCCTTTTAGCAGCTGATACTGGCTGTTGCTCATGGTCATGACGCCGCATTTGCAGCCCCAGCCGTTGGGCGGGTAGTGGGTATTCCACCACGGGTTGTCATGGCGGAGAACGATGCCGTACCACTGCACATGCTCCTGCCGTTTATTGGCCGAGCTTGAGGGCATATATTGCCACCAGGGGCGGACGGCCAAGACCGCGGCTTCGGTCATGCCCTTATAGCGGCCGGCGCTGTAGGCCACGGAAAGGTTTGTGTCGTAAATGACCGCCGAGCGCCAGGCGCGATCACCTTTATAGTTCCAGCCATGGCGTGCGACCAGCTTGTCGAAGTCTTTGCGGAACTCAGCCAAGGTTGTGCCCTGGCTGATCGCCTTATCGACTGCGGCCCTGAGATCGGCGAGCAGCTCGCCCTTCATGGCACCGGCAACGACGAATGCCCGGCTGTGCATACCCTGCCACAGATCATCCCAGCGTTCAGTCGGCAGACTGACCTTATCGCGGAAAAAGCCGATGGCTTCCGAGAAGGGCAGACTGAGATATTCGGCGGATGGTGACGACATCAGGGATTACCGTTTAAAATATGTTTAAAATTTCCTGTATCGATCGCACGGGGGGCAAGCCGTACTTGCAGGCGCAAGGCATATAAAAATCGATTCTGGGGCATTCTAAGCGTTTTCATTTATCGGTCTCACTTTCCGCCGCCACATCGAAGCGGCCGGACAGTTCGGCAAGGACCAGGGCCCGCTGCATGAGAGCGCCCAGTTCGGCCACCGGCATGGCGCTATACAGAGCAAGCAATCCATCGCGAAAGGCTTCGAGGCTGTCGACCTGGGCAAGCAGCTGCTCCACCGGGGCCAGCAGGGGGGCAAGGTCGGCCTCGGTCATAAGCTGGTCGGTGAGGATCTCCACCGGATGGCGGTCGCTGCCTGTCTGTTGTTCCTGGCGGTTGGCGGCCTTTGTCGTCAGAGGCTGAGTGCCATCTCCCTCTACCTCCGGGGGAACGGTTTCCGGACTTACCTTGGCCGGGCCGAGACAGTCGGCATCGTCAGCCGGATCGGGCAGGCCGAACTTATCGCGCACCACCGACTGCTCCACCCGCAACCCGAGGGGCACCAGTTTTTCAAGGGCCGTAGTGAGCACGGCCAGATCGTCCTGTTCAATGGCACGGAGGATCAGTTCCGGATAGTTTTCCTGAGGGCCGAAGTTGAGATCGATAAAGGGCCGGACCAGGTCGCGGTTGAGAGTCTCGGACAATTGGCCGGCGTCGTCATCGCGGATATCGGAACGCACTTCCGACTGTGCTTCGTCTGAGCCGAGCTTGCCGGGGGTGCCGGAGGTTGTCGCCGACTGTCCGAGGATGCCGCGGCTCACCTGGGTGTCAAGCCAATCGGCCAGCTGCATAAAGAGGCTGGCACCGCCGGAAGAAGCGGACTTTCCAGCTTCAACGAACTCGACCTGCATCGACTCGGGGATAATTGCCGCCGCATCGCTGCCGAGGTTGGCCACCGCCATCTTGAGGATCTGCTTATCGTGCTCGCTGGCACCGGACTGATAGCGGCCGATGCGCAGCGGCATACCGAAGATCTCGGCAAAGGCCAGCCAATCCTTGACCGTGTAGTTCTTGCAGAGATAGGACCAGGCAGCAACCCTGGCGATACCGCCACGGATCGGCAGGCCGGTCTTAAGATGCGGCAGATGCACGAGAAACTTATAAGGGGCAAGTTCTATGCCCTCGGCCATATTCTCCGGATCAAGCAGGCGGATCTTGCGCCGTGACTCGCGGTCAAAGATAAAGAAGCGGGGGTCGCGCCACTCGTAGGCGGCAGGCTGCCACTTGGCGCCACGCTGCCAGATGATTTCCGAAACGGCATAGCCCTTACCCAGGGCGTCAAGCAGATCTTTCAAGAGACCCCGAAACCCGGCACGCTTAACCAGCGCTCGAACTTCATCGGCCAGTTGCACGTCCTTTGGCTCATCGCTTGCCGCCTCGACCGTTACCGGCAGAGAGGCCACCGCCAAACGGCGCTTGCCGATCTCGCAGCGGTAATGCAGATCGCGCTCTTCCATCTCTTCGGCAAGGGTCAGGTAGTCGTTGGCATCACCGGACGCCGCGCCCTGCAGCAGGGCCGCCAACCGGTAGGGGGTCAGGCCGCCGGTGACGGCTCCGTCCCAGACGGTGCGCACGCCGGACAGGCTGGGTGCCGCAAGCTCTTTGTCCAGGACTTGGCTTTTAACCGGATTGCCGCGATAATCGTACAAGGTCACCATTACCAAGCCCCGCTGATAGCGCCGAAACCGGCGGTTGTTTTGACGGTGCGGAAGGCGTCATGGTCGCCATCGCCCAGAGTTTCGCGTTTTCGTGCCGACTGGTAGGCATATTCAGCCGCTCCTTCACCGGCGGCATGGATGGCTAAAGCCAGTGCCCAGAAGCGGTCGGCGTGGCCGTTTTCACTCCGTTCGGCGGTAAAGCGGATATTGCCGGCGGCGGTGGTTTCTTTCGTTACCGCCCGGAGATCGGCGCGGATCTCCGGCTTATAGGGCAGACGAAGCTTTTTATCTTCCATCTTGCCGCGTACCGGGTAGGCCAGTTCTTCCTTGACCCTGGGGGTAAAGGTGAGGCATTCGATCCGGTATTCTCCAAATTTTCTCTTGGCGTCGTCGCCCCAGCCGATACCGAGCCCGGTATAATCCAGGCAACATCGATCAAGATTTGCCATGATCGGCCAGAGGATTGCCTCCTGATCCGGCTTGCTCATGTTCCTCAGTTCGACAATCATCCGGGTATAGAGAACATCGCCCTGCAGCTCCAAGACCCAGAGGACCGTCAGATCCTTTTTGCGGCCGATATCGAGCCCGGCAAAGAGGCGGCCGGCGGGTTTCACCACACTGCAATCAATTTCCCATGCCTCGCCCTGGCCATATTCGCAACCGGCTATCAGGTCGTATTCGAGGAAGGCCGAGGCATCGTCTGCCGGTTGACACATATATTCCTGCTGGAACGACTCCTCGTCGGCACAGCCGGCCTTGATATAGTCGAAGTATTCCGCCTCGGTCAGGCCTTTAACCTCATGATCGCCCGGCAGCGATTTCTGCAGCTTATAGAGAAAACCCTGGTCGAGGGCATCCTGCAGGGTAACCCGGTGCAGGCTGATCTTCTTCGGGTTGCCGTGCTCGCGGATCTCGCGGATCAGCAGGTTGAAAAAATTAGCGCTGCCGCGATGGGTGGAGATGACCTCCATATTGCCGCCCCAGGTAATACCTGGGTAAGCGATGGCCCAGAGCTTGCGCGGATCGGGATGCAGTGCGAACTCGTCAAGGATACGGCCGCCACGCTTGCCGGCCTGGGCGTCGGGGTTGCTGCTCATGCTGTGAATGCGGCGACCGTTGGCGAAATGCAGAACATAGGCGGAGATCTTGCGTTCCTGGTCGATGACCAGTTCGCCGAGATCCTCGGCCGCTACCTGCAGCAATTTGGAGAACATCTTGCAATCTTCAATAACCAGCCGGGCCTGGAGATCGTCGCGACTGGAGATCCACTGGTCCCACTTGGCGCCCACTGCCGCGGCGCGTTCGTCGGCGGCATATGCTGTACTCCAGGACAGGCCGATCTGCCGCGCCTTTTCCATGAGCTTCAAGCGGCTCCGGTCCAGTATCCAGCGCTCCTGATAGGGGAGAAAAACCCCGTCCGGATTGGCAGGTTTATTTTGTGCGGCCCCGTGCGTCATGCGCTGATCCCGAGTATCTGACTTCTAATGGTATTGATCGTGTCTTCGGTAAGCCCGGCCTTCTTTACCTCGCGGACAACATCTTCTGCGACCCGCTGCGCCTTCTCCATCTTGTCCCAGCGCTCAAGCAGCGCCCCCATCTTCGCCAGGGCGTCCATCTTCTGCGCCGTGCGATCCTCAGCGGTGCATTCTTCCAGGTGCGCCAGCTGATCTTCAAAGAGATCACGCAGCCGCTGGATGTTGCCGCGCTTCTGGCTGCGCGCCCGGTCCCATTCGTCCATGGTTTGATGGGGGTCTTTGGTCTCGGTTTTCCAACGGGCAAGGCTCGTCACCGAGACGCCCAGCTGCTCGCCGATGGAGGTGAGGCTATAGCCGTCGGCATAGAGTCGTTGAGCCTGGCCGCCAAGAACGGCTTTGTTGCCTTTCGCCGCCATCAGCCGATCGCCCTGTCAATTTCCCACAGCTTGCGCTGCAGGCCGAGCAACTCGCCCTGCTTAACCACCAGGTCATCCATATAGGCGGCGGCGCGGGCTATATCCATTTCCTCTATGTCGTTCAGCTCAGGCACAAGGATGGTGGAGATAGCCCGGCATAAACCCTTGGCTTCGACCTGCAGGTTGGTGCGGTCTATCTCCAGCTGGGCGCGTTTGATGCGCATCTGCCCGGTCGCATTAGTCGTCATGCGGATGTCTCCTTTCTCGCAGAATGGGGCAATAGTGGTTGTTATCGATCTTTTCTATCATCCTGGTAATTGCCTGGGTTGACAGGTGGATAACCGTCTGCAGGCCATCCGCGGTTTTTTCCGAGGATTTCACCAGCAGCACGTTGTTTTCATACATGCTGACAACCTCTTCAAAGCGCTTTTTATCGGATGACTCCCGCCGGCGGATCTCCTCCCGCAGGAGAAACAAACCTATCGTCATCAGTATCTGCGGCAAGGTCATGACCAGCAGCAGCAGGCCAAACTGCGAGCCATTCATGGCCTTGATAAGCATGGCCACTCCGGCCCAGACGTTTTGTTCCACTATCTCCCCCTTTCTGCCTCGAAGAGGGTAGCACAGCCGATACAGCGGATGCAGCCCGGAAGGATCTGCCGCCGGAGTTCGGGGATAGGCTCGCCGCAATCGATGCAGGTGTTCCGCGTTTCGCCTTTATAGGCTGATATCCGTTTTTGCAGGGCAAGGGCCTGTTCGCGAAATCTGGCGTCAAGCTCCTGCGCCTGGTCGAACTGATCCATTATTTCCCCTGGTTTGAAAGTTGTTCAAAGCCGCTTTTATCCAGTTTATGCCCGAGGCCGACCAGGGCCAGAGCGGCAACGATCTGTTGCAGTCCGCCGATGGTGTCCCCGCCAAGGATCGTCATGATGCCAAGCCCTGCAGTGCAGAGTGCCGCAACCCATGTTTTCCAACCTTTCATTGGATGATCTCCTTTGTCTGTTTAATATCCTGCGGGACAGAATTCCTTTCTGTCCCCAGCTGACTAAAGAGCCGTTCAACCCTGCTGACATAGTTGATTGTTTCGTCGGCATGTCTTCCGGTGATATTCGGCAGGGAGGAGGCGATTGCCGACCAATGGTCTGCCGCCAGGCCGGACCGGCCGGCCAGATCCTGGGCCTCAAGGATATTGCCGACCCCGGCGTTATAGCTGCCGAGCATAAAGCGGACCCGCTCAAGGCCGGTCTCTTTCTTCCAGACTTCCCAGCATTGCCGGTCATAGGCGATACCAAGACGGATATTGACGTGCGGCACCTGCGGGGTGAAATTGACGCCGACCTTTCTCGCCATCTCCGCCCCGGTACCGGGCATAAGCTGCATGACGCCAAGGGCTCCGGCGGGAGAAACCGCCAGCGGATCGAGGCCCGACTCGGCTATTGCCTGGGCCTTAAACCACTGCCAGGGCAGGATCTGATAAAAGAATTCCAGCCCGTAGATCTGGAAGTAATGGTCGTAATGATGGGAGTGTTGCATGTCGCCTCCATAAACACCATGCCGAACCGGCCGCGTCGATTGCTCGACTCGGCCGTACTGTGTCAATAATGGCTTTTATAAAGGACTGGAGAAAGGAAGGGTAGTTGAAGCAGTTCAGTTATTGCGGGTCATGGTGGGGTCAGGAGGATATTAACCTTCAGCCCATTAATCTTAATACGTCGCGGCGCCACCCATGAAAACCAATAGGGCGGCGATGACTCCGAGTCAGTGGCATCGGTGTAATGTGCTGCCAGGGTGTACATGGCACCGCTGGGCGTGTCGGAGAGCGTACACTCAAAGGTATAATCTGCTTCAACTGGTATCGTGCAGGCAAGCGTTCCGTTGCGATAAAGGAGGTAGCTCTCAACAGTTTTGTCAGCGGGTGGCGTGAACTCAAAGTCCACCTCGATTGTTTTATCTGCGGCCAGACCAACGACAGGCAGCATCAATAAAACCAGCAATGCTGTGATTACGCTACGCATACCCCTCCTCATTATAGATAGCCTGCAATTCCGCCGATGGGTGGCACCAGCCGGAATAGTCTATCAGGTTAAACGCCTCTTCAGAATTTTCGCCATCTTCGGAAAACATGGATATGGCCGGCAGACAATCTTTTACCCCGGTACTCAGCACGGTTTTAGCAATCTGGAACACCCACGACCTTAGACCGTGAAATGATTTCAGCATACCCCGGCGTAGGTAGAGAAAGATTCGCACCATTGATTCCTGGACAGCATCCTCGACATCGACGTAATAAGGGACGTGGAAGCGGTCAAGCCGCGAGCGGAGAAAGGTGGAAAGGATTTTTTTTTGCTCTTCCAGCCAATCACCTATGGCATTGATATCGCCATGCCAGAATTTGAGGAAACAATCTGCCATTGGGTGATCGCTGTTTTCCGCCATTGCAATGGCCTTTTCCAGCATATAGGATCTACCGTACCATGCCAGGTTATCGGCTCGGCAATTGCTACGGTCGCCGTCGATAAATACCTCGTTGAAGTCGCCATCGGGGTTTGGATGGAAGGCACGGAGAACCTCCATGTGGACAACAATCCGATTGCCGCCCTTATTTTTAACGGTCATTGATGGCTGTTTGGCATTTTTATTGGCCGTCTCAAAAACTGGAGTCATCAGCCTTTCGTCGCGTTTACGGATTGATTTTACCCTGCCCATATTGGAGATGAGCAAACCAAGGCAATCCTCACGGCCAATAGCTTTCCACTCTTCACCGGGCAGATCCGGCACCCGCTTAATGTCAATGGTTCCGGCAGTACGAATCCGGCTCCAGTGTTTTTTACACAAGCCTTGCCCATAGTGTGGCTTGTTACAGCCATTAATGGAGCAGCGGATGACGGTCTGATCACTCTCTCGCTTTGCCTTGTGCGCCAACTCATAGCAACTGCGGCACAACCCCTTGGCATAGTGCGGCTTGTGGCAGTAACGACATTTCTTTTCCGGCTTTTTATAGAGGGGGTCGCCGTGCTGCTGGCGGATATGCTCATGCAGGCGACAGAGGCCGTTTGCCACTTGTGGTTTATCACAGCCGATAATGGTACATTCCATCTGACTCATGGCGCTGTCCTCACGTGGAACGTGTTGCCTACCTTGACGATCTTACCATCCCTCATTTTTCCCATCATTCGCCCGGTCGGCTCGGTTATGCCGGTCTCCAGGGTACCCGTGGTAAATGTCCACTGTACGCCGCTGCCGTCCGGATCTTCAACAACTGGGGCAATAACCATGCCGCCGGCCATATTCTCAGCAACATAGGTTGCTGTTATCTTCAGGACATCGGGGTTGCTTTGGGCGGCTAGGGTGTAAGAGCCGTTATAGCCGGTCGTTCCGGTGATAGTCACCGCCTCACCGCCCTCATAGGTATGGGCCTGGCATGGCAGGCCGACGGTGCCGTCGCCGTTGTCAATGGCTGATGCCCCGGACAATATAATGGTTTCTGTGCCAAGAAATGTCTCGGCTACATAGGTGTGGGTAATAAAAAGCTCACCGGCAACAGAGGCAGACTGCGACGGCAGGGTGGTGGTGCCGTTATAGTTGGTCGTGCCGGAAATAATGATACTGTCGCCCTCCGTAAATAAATGGGTGACTTCGCCACTGGCTGGCAATGGTAACGGAAGGGCCACTATACCACTGCCCTTATCGACAGCTGCAGCAGCTCTGAGGGTTTTCTGTAAAGCAGGTTTAAAGCCATGTCCTTCCGGCCAAACTGGCTCAGTTGCCCCGGATGTCCCGGCCCTGGTTGCCGCCATCCACCAAAAGGCCAATGGATAATCGCTGACGGATATTTTATCACCGAGTGAATAGGCGGTCAGTGGTTGCCAGGGCGCGGCGTAAGCGGTGGCTCTGCCGGTAATTCTGGCAGTCGCTACCGTCGCCAGGTCTACGGAGGTGTTGAGCTGCCGGTCACTCGGCTTATCCCAGACCTCGGCAATAACCACATCGCGGTTCAGAATCTGTACCCCTATGCGGTGCTTTAACGAGCCTGATCCGAAACCTTCAACAACATAGGAAGAGTCGTTGCCGCTCGACAGCCAGTCGGTGTTACCCTCCCAGGCTACGGTCAGGCTGTCTATTGCCCCGGCCAGGGTCGGCATACAAACCAGGAGGATAGCAAAAAATAATCTCTGCATGGTATCTCCTTACCAGGTGGCGAGCGCGGCCCGGAGCCAGGTGTTAGTGGCAACACAAACATACCAGTAACTCGTATCAAACCACCACTGCCCGGCTGTGCAGGCGGTCGTTGCTGTTGCCGGTACTACCCCTGTCGGAAGGGTTATGGTGACGTTTGCGGCCAAAACTGCCGGTGCTTTTAAAATAACCTCATTGGTGCCATTGGCCGGATCTTCTTTTAAACCGATTTCCCCTGTCTCGCCTGTCGGTGGTGGTGCGACAATAATGTCGTCCACAGACAGTGTCGTAAACTCACCAGTGGAGGGGGTAGTGCTGCCGATAGGGCCAGGTGCCGTCAGATCGACGGCGCTTGCCTCATCACGCACTTCCTGAATGGCGGCTTGGACAGTAGTCGCGGCAATTGTGCCGTTTGGAGTAAAGGCAACACCCCCGGCATTCTGATCTCCGGTGTTGGTGCCGGATAAATTACCGAGCTTTACCTTTTCGGCATCGGTTGCATAGTTATCATCGGTGCCAAGGGCAGCAGCAGCGCCAAGAGTAGCCCTCGCAGTTGCCGCATCGGTATCGTCAAGCACCGTTAGCATATAGGTAGAGGCATTGATATCGACGGCATTATCATTGGCGGTCAGTGCTGCCTGCACCGCAGAAACAAGTGATGTGCCGGTGTAGGTTGCGCCGCTCAAGGCCGGTACGGTAATCGTTCCGGTAAAGGTTGGGCTGGCGGTTGGTGCGGCTTCATCCCGCACTTCCTGAATGGCTGCTTGGACAGTGGTCGCGGCAATCGTACCGTTTGGGGTAAAGGAAACTTCTCCGGCTGTTTGATCGTCTGGGGATGCAGGGAGATTAGTAAGCAGCGCCCCGGAAACGGCTGGTAATTGCGCCGAGGCGTTGAGCTGCACATAGTTATTCGCACTGGTGCCGATATTGCTTTCAAGCATATAGCCGATATGTGGGTCGGTTAAGCCTGCATGGGTAGATACAGCAGAACTCACCTCGGTATCCCTGGCAATTGTCGAGGCGATTTGAGCGTCGGGTACTGTACCAGTTGTTATATTTGTGCCGCTTATACCTGTACCAACTTTAGACCCAGTCAAGGAGCCATCGGCCAGATCAGTCAGATCCGCGTCAAAGGCCTGGACGTTTGTGCCAACAACAAGGCCGAGGCTTGTCGGAGTTTGATCGCCGGTGTTGGTGCCGCTGGTGTTTGCCAGCCTGGTACTCGATGTTGCGTCAAAACTGATTTTTGCCGTATTGGCAGCTATTGCATCCTGAGTAGCCGTAGATAAGCCAAGAGTCGCTGAGCCGGCAGAAGCCCCACCTGTTAAGCCAGTACCGGCAACCACATCAGTAATATCACCTGTGCCTGCTGCCCCTATTTCATCATCACCGACAACTAAATTCCCCGATGAGTCGAATTTTAATACCTTGCCGGAGGCCTTGCCTGTGGTATCAACGTCGGTAAGGTCGTTTATCGCCGTCGCCCCGCCGGAAGCCACCAGGCCGGACAAATCAACCGTTGCGGTGTTGCCGCCAGACAGTGTCAATGTCAGCACGTTGGTTGTGCTGTTCAGGGAAAAATTCGATACCGTTTGGCTGTCGGTATTGACCAGCGAGGCAACGTTTACCGCTATGGTGGCACCACTGGCCATAAGCAGTGTCATGGTGTTGCCTGTCACCGATCCGGAGATAACTTTATGGCCATAAAGTTCGGTAAAGTTTGAGTTAAGTTTTGCTTTCTCTCCACCCCACAAAACGCCGGTGCCGCTGGAGATTGTTTGCTGTGCGGCAAAGCTTGCCGTTGTTGCGGCGAATAAAATGGCAGCTGCTAATAACAGTTTTGTTTTAATCATGATAACTCCAAGGCATCGAGCATTTCTAAGCCGTCGAGCATTTCAGTAGTGGTTGGATCGACGGGCAAGCCCGACTCGTTGAGGTTGCTCGCGTTACCCCAGCCATGCAGCACGGAAAAAAGCTGCTCGATCTGCCTTATCGCCTGGGCCTGCAAGTTTATCCCGCCATTGAGATCAACCATATTACGCCCCCCCGCGAATGTGCATGGAAAATGCCGCCATATCAGCGCCGCCGGTATTGGTGACGGTAACCTGTACAGCTGGGCAGAGCAGGCTGGAGTAAAGGAAAAAAGCCGGCGTTCCGGCGGTGACTGACCCGATATCGGACACCGCGCCGGGAGTCTCGCCGTCCGGCAGGCGGGTGACGGTTACTGTGCAGTCCTGATCGGCAGCGATATCAATGCCGAGGGTTTTACACATCCTGGTATTTATGTGGGATGATGCCCGCGAGGCGGCGGCCTCAAGCGGGGCCGTATCGACCAGCAACAGAGTGCTGCCTGTGCCTATGTGCCCCGTGGGCACGCCTATTTTATCGTCCATGAGTTTCTCCTGTCGATGAGGTTACAAAGAATAAGGGGCTACCACCAAATGCTGGTGATAGCCCCTTATTGAAATAAAGATTATAGGAAGTGGTTCAGTGCTTATGCCGGTCAGAGTTTGGCGATGGCCGTATCGATGGTCCGTTCCAGGGCGTCCATAATGAGCATCAGCCCCATGGCGCCGCGTTCGGACAGGCCGCAGCCGCCGCCCTGCTCGGTTAGATTCGGCGCCATATCGGCAAGGAACCGAGCCACCGAGGCCGCGCCGTCAAGGATATCGGCCGGGTGGTTATTGGGCGAGAGGCGGAAGGGTGATTCCGTTGCCGGTGAGATTTCCGTTTGCATGGCGGCCCCCTTATTGTACCGGGATGAGCTTACGGCTATCGACGGTCATTATCATCGGCTTCAGGCCCATCCTCCGGTCATGATCTCTCATCTCTTTTATGACAAGGTCAATATCTTCCTTGCTCATGCCAAAGGTTTTGCGGACACTTTCGAGCGAGAAATAGCGGTTTCCCTCTTCATCAACATGGTCGGGCACCAGCTCGGGAAAGAACTTCCGCCTGGCCTCATCGAGTTTTTCCCGCAGCTCGGGAGGGGCATTTTCAAATACATAGGCCATCACATCCTTGTATTCCGATTTGGCTTTGTTCTTATGGTCACAGACAAAGGCTAAGGCCTGATCAAAAGACATGTTTTTCATTGTTTGCCCTCCAAGCGATGCAGGCAGGAACGAACGGACTCCGGTTTTCTCCCAACCCGCAAACCTATCTCCCGAAGGCTCAGGCCCTGGCCGCGCAGCTCAAGGACTACGGCGTCTTCTTCTGCGGTAAAGTTCTTGCGCTTTGGTGGCGGCAAGGCCTTTTGTTTATAATATTTGCCTTCGGTCTCCAGCAGCTCGATCAGACGATCAACCTCAATCAAGCTCTTGCCGATCAGCATACGGTCTGGGAGGCCTACGCCCTTGGGCCAGTAGTTCCAGAGGACTTCGTCGCATTCCTTTTGATAGACGATCAGTTTGTCCTTGATATCCGGATTGACCTTGGATGGGGAAATCCCCAAAACCCAGGCATTAAGTTTTTTAAGGGGCAGGCAGACCATTTCACGCTGTTTTCCATCTGCGGCAACCGTGGTGATAATACCACAGTTCCATAGCTCCTGCTCTGACATTAACTTGGTGTATTGACTCTTCCAGTCTAGTCCTAAATTTTCACAAATAGGCCGGATCGGGACAAATGGTTGCCCGTCATGGTCAATGATAAAGATGGTGTCTTCGTGAAAGGTGATCGGTTCTAGTTGGTTGCTCATGGTTTTCTCCTACGTTTGATTTGTACTGAGCTCAGATCTGAGGCCAGTGATTCCCACCCTCTATGCGACCAAACAAAAAAAGGGCGGATCGAACGGGTTGGTCGACCGGCAGTAGGCACCGGCGAGCCTTGCGGCTCCCCGTTCGACCCGCCCAAAGGAGCAAATCGAACTTTCGGACATTTACGCCAATGAATTTCAGGCATAAAAAAACCGCCTGAAGAAAGCATTGGCGGCTGTCCGCCTACATAACGCCGGGCGACCAAACCCGTACAGCCGTTTTTTTCGGCTGCACGGGTTTGGTCGCCCGGAGTTATGTGCTTTGTCAATGAAAAGTTAAAGGGTCGCGTTTCAAACGCGACCCTTTAAAACAACTTTAACTGCCGATTATTCTCTACCCCCTCCGCTCCCCACTCCGCCGATCGCCAACCCGCCGATCAGCGCAGCGCCGATCGCCCTGCCGCCTGTTTTGGCCGGTACGAAGATCTATTTGGCCCCGGCCGTTTTGCCAGCGGCCGGCAACAAAAAAACTGATATCCATATCATTGGTTCGTTCGCTCATTGTCGAAATCTCCTTTAAAACAACTTTAACTGCTTATCTTCACCCGGCTCCCGACCGAGAATATTCCATATATGCCGTGAACTCATGCCGACGGAACGGGCGATATCATCGACCCTTTCGCCGCTGTTATAACGCTCGATAATGCGCTTGTCGCGGACCTTGCGGCGTAGGTTGTCGACATTATGGAAGTAGACGCTTGTGCCGCGAAAGGCTGACTCCAGGGCCAGGGCCAGCCGCACGCCCATTCCCGGCACCACCGACTCCAGCGCCCTGGCAAGGGATGCTAGTTCGCCCGGCAGCTCGTCTATGGTCGGCAGGAATTCATCGGGCAGTTTGGTCAGATCGTCCATATCGTCTCCCGTTGTTAATCAAAAGCAACATCCATCCGGGCGCCCCAGGCCTTCAGGGCCTCAATCAACGTGTGGCATTCCGACCCGCCGCACCACTTGAGGTTATCGATACCGGTGGTCTTCTTAACAAAGGCCTGCAGGGCGCGATCGGCGCCATTCTTCACCACTCCCGCCTTATGCAGGGTTATCCACATGGCGACGATCTTGCGCTGTTGCGGCTCGTCATATTTGGGAGATTTCTTGCCCTTTGTCCCTCGTTTTGCCTGCCAGCCGAGGTGGCGGAAATGCTTGTAGAGATCCTGCAGCTGCCAGAGGGTCAGCTCTTTTGATGACTCGATCTTATATCTGTCTGAAAGCAGCTGGTGCTTGTCGAGGCCAAGCTCTTTGCAGGCGATATTGATCTTGGCGTAATCAGCGTTGCTCGGCGGCATGGGTGACCCTCTCGTTTTGCGACAATACATAGCGGGCATACCGTACCGGCTCGCCGAAGCGGTTGAGGCTTTCCACCAGGTGGGTCTCGATTTCGTGGCCTGTGCGCAGATCGTTGATGCGGGCGGCCAGTCGCAGCACCCCGTATTCCTGGATGGCTTGAATCGGATCGATCGAGCCGAAGCGGTGCAGATGGCGGAGAATCTTGTCACATTGGGTGTCCATGGGGTTCCTCCATAGTAGTTTGGTCATCATCGTCATCCCAAGCGCATGGCCCGTCAAACAGATATGCGGTGCATACTGGGCAGAGGGACTCAGAGAGATCCACGTCCGGCGATCCGCAACCGGCGCAGATCATGTCAATCGGCTTTTTTTCCATGTATCCATCTCCTCATCGGTTGGTTTATCATCGCGCAACCCCTGAATATACTGATCGAGCGGGCTGCTGATTGCTTGCGGGGTGTCCTCGCGGCCCACCGTCCGAGCCTGGCGCTGCTGGGCATAACCGGCCTTTTCCGCCCTGGCGTCGGCCTGATTGGCGAGATCGTAGGCGATGGCCTTCATATAATTATGGTTCGGCATGGGGACGGTCAGCCGATCACGGCGCTCGACCATCTGCTCCATGGCCAGCGCCCAGATTTTCGGTGGGCAGGGACGGGCAGGGCGCTTGTCGACCTGGACATGGCCCGCGGCGACAAGAGTCTTGATGTCGGTCATCAGCCGCACCGCCTTTCGTGCCTGCAGCGCCCGGCCGGCAACCGGACGAAAGAGCGACAGGTAGAAGAAGACCACGCCTTGCACGTCTTTCGGCATCTCGGCAAGGATGGCGCAGATCTGCCGGTTATCGGCCTCGCTGAGAAACCATTCAATCGGGGCGACGGCGCCGCATGTCTGACAGATTCCGTTCATCGGTTTGTCCTTTCTGCCGCCCGCTGGCGGTCGTGTTGCTGCTGGTATTTACTGCGATTCCGGCCCTCGTTATGCGGGCAAGCAGCGCACAGCTGCTGGAACTGGGCTGCGTCGCACCAGGCGATCGAAACCTTTTCACCACGCTGGCAGGGGCAGGTTATTTCCGCTATTTCCGACATATTATCTCCGTCCCTGGCGTCTCTCAGCAAACAGCTGCTGCCGTTCCCAGCTGCCGATGGGGATGGTTTCCGGTTCTCGGCGCGGCGGGCGCGGCTGCGGTCCCGGTTTCTTTCTTTCGCCACTGACTTCGCCCACCAATTGCGGCCTGGGCTGGCGTTTGGTGTTGACATCATCCAACAGGCCGGAAAAATCATGGCCATGGTTGCGGATGCGGCTCCACAGGGTTTCCACCTTTATGTTTTTTGAGCGGGCCAGCTGGAATACCGACATCACGCCGCGATTGGTCGGCTAGAGGCGAATATGTGGCGCGCCTTTAAACCTGCTTTTGGCGATAAAGGATGGTCCGGTTATTTTTAAAGGTTCTGGTGTCATGTCTATCCTCTGTTCTCTGATATCTGTCTTCTGCGCCGGCTGCTCGTCAGATCGGCGGAACCACCCGCCGATGACCCCGGACTGGCCGGGGTTTCGCGCTTATTCCGAATACTCGCAGTACACCTGCGAGCCCTCGCCGTTCGTTACCGACCCGGCATAATAGCCGCACAGGGTTTTCTTTTGCGTCTCGGCGTCGATACTCAGGCAATCTGCTCCCAGCGGGCAGAAGGCTGTTATTTTACTGCAAAGAATAATGGCCTTACGCCGCACTATCTGTCTTCTGTCTTCTGTCTTCTGTCCTCTGTTCATCACACCCCCGCTACATCAAGCGCGATCTGCTCCCAGCGGTCGCTATCCTGCACCCGCTCGTAGATGCGCACATATTCACGGCTGCCGGCCACGGTCAGACTGTCGTTGATCGCCGACATGGCCCGTTTCCAGCGGTCATCCTCAATGTTGAATTTGCGCAGGGAAAGAATGCGCTTGGTATTGACGTTGCCCTGCCGGTCGACCTGGAAGGCGTCGTTAACCAGGGCTTTGAGTTCCGGCCCGGAGGTGGCAGTCCAGTCATTGAGGCATTTGTCGATCAATTCCTTTGCCACCTGCAGCCGCTCATCAAAAACGAAATGCTCGGCAAAGGCCCGGCTTACCCGGTACCGGCCGTCAAAGCTCATCAGCGTCACATTGCCTTTATTGCCGCCGATCTCGGTTTCATACTCCGAGGCTGACAGGGCGATAAACTGTTCGATCTCCTCAAAGGCGGCAGACTTAAAGACCTGCAGAATGGCGTTGACTTCGCGGGCCTTGGCGACCATCTTTTTCACCAACTCGTCGCGGATGCGGTCGATGTCCTTGACCATGGCCAGCGGCACCAGCCGGCCCTGGGCATCCTCCATATAGCCTTCCGGGATCTGTTTCTTTTCAAGCTGCTGCATGTTGCCCTCCTTGATAACTTTGTGCTTTCGAGCCCATATAATCCCTGGCCCGCTGGATAAATGTCTCGGCGGCGAACATCGCCGTCAGTACCTGATCGTCGGACATCTCCGCCGGATCTGCGTCCCAGCCCAGGACATCCCGCAGGGCGATGGCGTGGCTGACGGTATCGGCCCTGGTGGATAACAGCCGCCGCCCCAGGGCGACATGATCCGGGGTAACGCTGCCGATCAACGACACCATATCGCCCTTCATTTCCCGGATAATGTCCGTTTCCGTGTCCATCCCGGCCATGCTGACCGCCGGTTGAATTTCGTTCAGTTTCGTGATTATGCGCTTGGCTGCTTCGATTATATTTTGCATGGTTTTATCCTTTTTTATAAATTGCCTTTAAAGTTCTTTTCTATCGGTATTCAACGGGCATTTCAGGCAGGAACGATACAGCTGTACCCTGAGGGGATTCGCGGTGGTAAACGGCGTTCGCCGTTCGAGAACACACCTGGAAAAGCCGATCTCCCCGAGCACCGGGCAGACGACGATCCGCTGGCCGAAAACTTCTTCAACCCTCTGCAGCACCTTTTCCAGAGCCCCCTGATAACAGCCGCCGAGCACCTGGCTGATGGTGGCGGTTGAATAACCGAGCATCTTTGCCACCCGCGACTGGCTTCTGTGGTTGGCCACCGCATCCCGCAGCAGATCGAGCAGGCTATTCTCCGTCATCGCTATCCTCCCCCCACATGACCTTCTTCAGGTTTTGATCCCACACCCGCTTGATCCGTTGCACCATCGGCGGCTTCGGCCCGGTGAACATATGACGAAGGAAGATGTAGCGGCCGTCTTTATCCCGGCGCAGATAACCGGCACGAAAGAGAAAGCCGCAATAATTCTCGGCACTGCTCAGCTTGACGATACAGTCCGGCGTCGAGGCGTTTACCGCCAGCTCCTTGGCGCTGAAACTTTGGATGATGTACATCGACCGCCACATATTTATCCGTCCCTGGCCCTGGGTCACCGGCTTGCCGTCCCGCGATACACGCGGGGCATCAACGCCGACATCCTTGATCAGGGTAAAGAGTCGGGCATTGTCGCCGCTTTCTTCCCGCAGATATCCGGCATTAGTAAGGCCCCGGACATAATCGAGGACGGAGGAGGCTTCAAGGGTGGTGGCCAGGTACAGATCACGCACGGTAAATTGCCGTTTGCTGCGGATCAGACCCCATATGGCTTCCCGGCTGTCAAAGCCGTTGAGCTTGTCCATCGGTTTTCGCGTTGTTCGCTTGGTCGTTTGCGTTTTCATTGGAGAATCCTCGCTTTCGGAGACTCTCCGGTAAAGAATTTGCGCGTTCCCCATTCGGCCAGATCGATACTTCTCAGACCAAGCCCGGCGGCATGTTCCTGCACCAGGCCGAGGTTGACGATAATCCGCCGAACCGAGCCATGGCTTGATTTATGGATCGCCTGCAGCAGATCAGCACCGATCTCCAGATCCTGCACATACAGCCTGGCCAGGTGTTGACAATCGTCAAAATCCGCCGGTTGTGCGGCAATCCAATCGAGAACCCGGCCATGGAATCGCTCCCAGCGTTGCAGCTTGTTCGGCAGCAGCTCCTCGCCGATCAGCAGGATGGCTGCCTGCGAGCCTTCATAAATATCGCGGATCATTTCCACCGCTTCACGCTTGACGATATGGTCAAACTCATCGACTATCAGCGGCCTGCCGGAGGCGGAAAGCTGATGGCAGATCTGCTCGACCATCTCATACATGGCCTTCTGCGGAGGGATGCCCATAACCTTGAGGATTGCCAGCAGAACCGCCTTGCGCGTCCAGGTTTCCATACACTGGATATAATAGGCGTCCTGGGTATTGGCGACGTATGACGCCGCCTTTGATTTTCCCCAGCCGGAAGGCCCGTAAAAGCAGACAAAGCCCGGCAAGTGCGACGGCCGATCAACCGCCCGCAGCAGTGCTTTACTGCACATGCTGACGTTGGTCAGGGGGGCGGTTGTCGCAAACACCCCGGTTTTTTGATTGTTGCAAACTCCTTTTTGTGTCATACTTTCTCCTGTTGAAGTTGATGTTGAAACTCCGGTTCTTGGCCGGAGCGAGTTGAGCCGTGGTTCGCGCCACGGCTTTTTTTATGCCTGGCGCTGTTGGCCAAGCGTTTCTTCCACTGATCTGAAAGCCTTAAAGCTGCTGCTGTTCCGATAGGAGGAATAGAAGAGCAGCTCCCTTTCACTCAGCCCCCGCGACGCTTTTAGCCGGGCGTCAAGCTCATGCCAGAACAGGTATTTCCCTTTATCATCCTCGGGGATCTGGATGGCGGTCGCCTGGCTCTTCATCTCCAGCAACAAGGCGTCCTTATCTGCCTTGATCGTTTCTTGCTTCTGCAGTTCAATGGCCTCGGATGCCGGTTCGAGTTCGATAAACCCTCTGGCTTCGGCCATGATCTCTTCCCGTTTGTTGTCGACCAGTTCAAGCCGCCGTTTTTCTCGCTGCTGGCGGCTGTATTCGACAAAGGGCACGGGGAAGGCATCCTTGACGTTTTTGCCGAACTGCGCCCGGCAGATCAGGCTGTGCGTCATATCCCTGACCTTCACTTCACGGCCGTCATGGACATCGTATTCGACAATAACCTCATGCCCGTGATATCCCTCAAGGCCCCTGTTATAGTAGGTATTACCGAAGATCGAGACTTCACAGCGATTGGTCTTTCTGATCATCTGCGGCCGCTGCAGGTCCTCAAGAATTTCCGCCGGCAGGATTGAAGGACGCCAGCCCTCAAACAGATGCTGCGCCCACATCTCCAGCGGTGCCATATGGCGCTTGCGGCCGCTGTTCGGATCGGTGACCTTCGGCAGGCCACTGTGCGGACGGCGGTTATAATCATCAACCGTTTGCTGGCAAAGCTGGAGGAACTTGTCCCATGACAGCAGGTCTTTATGGGTGCAGGTTCCGGTTTTCTTCACCTCGCGGTCCATCACCAGGTAAATACTTCTCGCCTTGGAGCTGTCCATATCCTCGCCGGTGTATGTCTCCAGTTTTTTCGCGGCATTTATCCACAGGGAAACGTTTGAGCGCTCAATGAGTCCGCGCCCCTGGGCGTTGCCCGGTCTGCCGGCCTGTGCCTCTATCCCGGCTCTGGCCAGCACGCCGACAACCTCGTTGCTCACCATATGCGAAGTATTGCCGGCGCCCTGGTCAAAGTAGAGAATGGCAAAGGTTCCGCCATAGGGCTTTTCGTCTGTTACCTGGAGGGAATGGATGATTGCCCCGGAGACGGTCATGGCCGATTCCGACAGCCAGGCGCTCCAGCCGGTGCACACCCTGGTTTTCCAGTCGATAATGCCGCAGACCTCCGGATGAAATGGCCGTCCGTGTTCAGGATGGGCGACGCGGGCCTTAAAGGAATGGCCGTCGCACTGACCGATATCCAGGGGTAAGAGATTCTCCGTTGATCTGCGGACAAAACCCTTAAATTGCTTGAGAGCACCGGCTGAATGTCGGCCCCGCTGGCAATCCAAAGCATGGCGTTTCTGTTGAAAGCGGTAGACTTGCGAAAGAGAGGGCAGGGCGATCTCCGCCGGCATGATAGCCTTCATATTCTCGATTGCCGTGGCCACGGACGGCTTCTGTGGCAACTGGTAACATTTGAGGAAGTAGGGCGCCCAGACGGGTATCTCACATGAACTTGCGCCTTTTGGTGCCAACCCGACAATGCCCTTTTCCTGGACGGTTTGATACCAGCGGAGCAGAGTTGATTTTGACAGCTTCCGCCCGGCTTCGCCGCTTCTCGCATTGGCGACCGGCACCAGTTTTTGTAGATGTTCCGGCAGTTCTTCATATTTTGCCAGGGCCACCAGCTTCTTCCACGCCCTGGTTGTGCCGAAGGTTCTTTGTAATCGTTCAAACTCGCGAAAGAGAATAACCCGAGCCTCGAAGATATCCCTCTGCCATTTTTTAAGAGCGCTTAAATCAATGCTTTCATCTTCTTCAATAACGGCCAGGACCTGCTCCGGTTGGGTCTCGGCCATGGCCAGGCGGTGCAGGTGCATCTTGGTTTTTTCCGGCAAAGTTGACAGGTGATACTCAAAGCCGCCGCCTCGCTCAGTCCGGTACCGGGCGATAAACTGCTCGTTTTTGGCTTTGTAATTTACCCCCTGGATGGTTGTCGGCATGCCGTCCAGGCCGGCAAGCTCTTTTGCTGTATACCAAGCGTTCATAAGGCACCGGCAAAACTCTGTGGTTCCGCGTCTGTCTCCTTAAAGTTCTCAAGGAGTAACAGCAGCCGCTCATAAACCACGGCCTTTGAGGTATGGCGCCAGTTAGCCCGCCGTTCCTTCTCAACCTGCTGCCATAAGGCGGTCCACGCCGCCGCGAATTCCTCGGATATCTGCGGCTTTTTCTCTTCGCCCTCGGTTTTTTTGGTTGCTTCCAGCCGGATGGCCTCCTTGACTGCCCGGCCGAGCTTTTCCCCGCGAATTTTACTCACGGCCTTACGCACCTTTCCGGCGGTCACTTTTCCCTTATTGATACTTGCCTGTTCAAGCACGTTGCGCCACGCCAGCACCTGGTCATCCGGGCTAAGACGCGCCAATTCCCTGGCTTGCGCCTCGTTTTTCGGCGGGACGAACTCGATTTCTGTCGATTCAAAATGTCTACAATTGTAGACATTTTCCACCGCCGAAGCGGCCGAGATAAGTTGATACGCCCTACACCTTGCCATCTCCCAGATTTCACGGCAATAATCCTCAAAAGTCCGTCCTTCCTCTGTTCGATACAGCCGCTTTTCGTTTATCTCCGCCAGGGCGTTACCGACAACAACAAAGCCGATAAAATTCTCTTCGATGGATTTCTCAAGCACCGCCAGCCGGCTCGACTCATCCTTAGTCAGAGGCTTTTCCTCAACAATAACAACCCCGGTAGCTTGCTGTCCTTTAGTCGGTTTCATAGTGCTTTCCTTTGCATGTCGGCGGGGAGATCGAGATATTCTTCCGGGCATCCGATGTTGATGAGGTGCCGCAACACCAGCCGGTCACTGCGCATGCCTAGTAAAGTGTGATTAACCTGGGTCTTGTTGCGTTGCTGCAGCTCACGGACAATGTCCGCCTGGCGTATCCCGTGCAGAACCAACCATGCCATGGCGCGCCGCCTGTTACGTTTAACCGCTTGTTTTTTCATAATTCTGCCTCAAGTTTTTTCATCTTTAGCCGGGCTGATCTTGCCCGCTGATATTCCTGCGCCCATTGCAGCAAGACCTTCTCCTGTTCGCCGATCACCAGCGCCCCCACCGGCCCGGCCATCACCTGCAGCGGCAGGATAGAGCCGCCAATCTCACAAAATACTGGGATAGCCGTGGGGGAGGGGATATGTTCCTTATCCTCAGGATTAAGCCACTTTTCAAACGTCGCCATGGTCAAACCATTGCCGTTACCGCGCACCAGGCGCACGCCGAAACGGTCGGCAAGCAGATTCATCTGCTCAAGGTATTCAACCCTCGACAAGCCACTGCCGGTCACCACAGCGGCCATGCATTCCTTCAGTTCGCGGGTGATATTAAAACTGCCCTGTTTAAAAAGGCTAAGCTGCTTAACCATTAATAAATCACCTTTAAAAATCTCTCTCCCTGCGCTACCCTGTCAGGCCTTGACCAACCAACCATCAATTTCACCCAGGGAGAGAAAATCATGGACAACACGAAAGACCTGCTGGAAAAAATTTTCACAGCACAAGTGCTTGAAATGGCGGCAAACACCAAATACAGAAAAAAACAGGGCGGCTTAACAAGCACGAGCGATTTCATCACCGAGACCATCCAGGAAATTTGCAACAAACAACCGGAGATTGTGCGCTTGCTTCAACAGCAAAAGTAGTCCCAACGCTCGCAGTGCTGGCTATCCATCCTTCACAGTCCCGCAGTACGGCGAGCGCTTGACTTATCACCACGCCCTCAAGTGCGGCGCAAACCGCAAATATTTTTTCCTGGAACTCATTGTCGGTGAGGTACACCAACTGATTTTTCTCTTTCGGCCGCGGTGGTGCCGGCGGTTGTCCTGGCCAACTGGTCATCTGCAATACCTCCAATTTTTAAGAAAAAACCCAAGAAGCCCACACCAAGAGGGCCACCTCAATTACTGTATCCCAGGCGACAATTTTTAATTCTCGCACCTTATCTTGCTCATACAAGGTGATGATCTTTCCTCCGACGCTGAGCGCCAGCCAGACCATCATTGCGTAGCACCAAATTTTCACCGTCCGAGCCCTCCCCTCTTTACCGTCCAAAACAACCTGAAAATCTCACGTTGTTTTGACTGGAATATTTTGCTATCCTGTATGATAAATATGCATACTTTAGTACAAGCATTAGATGCAGAATAGCGATATATCGAAGTACGGTCAAGCGATATTTTTTACTTTCAACTTGAAAATTCAATATATCGAACAGCAAAAACTGTTATCATGTTATTATCATTACAAATACAAGACAAACCAAAAGATAAAAATTCTTTCGGTTTTACTTTCAAGTTCGTAACCTTAAGTTGAAAGAGTTATGACAGAGAATACATTCGGAAAAAGACTTCAGATTGTCGTCGACATTGTGGGGAGTGCAGCGGCTCTTTCCCGAAAAACTTCAATATCTGCTAGTTTGATACGAGGATATATCGAAGAAACAAATGACCCATCCAGAAAAAAACTAATAGCTATTGCCGAAGCGGCACAAGTTTCAACAGAATGGCTAGCCACCGGCAAAGGGCCGATGCGCCCAGGTGAAAAAGAGGAAAAGTGCGAACACGAGCCCCTTAAACTTCATGGTAAGGGCCGTCTTTTTGAAAAAAATCCTGGGTTTGACCCGGATATTATGGGCCAGATTTATTCTCTGTTATCTGACTTTAAAGACAATAATCCTGGTGCATTAACAAAAGAAAAGGAAATAGATGTGATAACGGTAACATATAGCCTATGTCAACCGGACGTGAGAACCGAAGCAAAACTGATCTGCTCAATAGTGATGGCCGTAATCAACGGAAAACCGTCCTGATTGAGAACAGACAAAATACCTGTCCCTATATATATAGGCTGATTTTCCCGTTCCCTCCCACAACAGGCAAGCCATAAAAGGATAGCAAAGAGATTGCGGACAGTAAAAAATTACGAAGAACTAATTGAAGTGATTTATGGTATCGGCGATCCAAGACATGGAGACAAAAAAATAAAACACCTCATCTCCTAAAATTCTTTTCAAAACATGTCTCAAATCAGTCGTAAAAATATTAAAATATGTCCATTTTCTCGTTACGATTGATTTGAGACCACTTTTTTCTTTCTCCCAACTTAAACCATAGAATCCACAACCAATTTATAATTATTTAACCCACATCCCCTTGGTTTTGCTGGTTTCAAAGCAAGCAGTGCCCTACATTTCCAGCTACTGGCGTTTAATTGATCACTTCCATTCTCCTACCGCGGTCCTTAAAGCCACCGGAAAAGAGTTGCTTCTGGTGCAGGGTCTGCGCCGGCAAGGAGTTATCGGACCCTTTCCCCTGGCTGAAACTTTGCGGCGCGGACAACAGGAACTTGACCATCTGGCGACAATTGGTGCATG